CGTTGAGCTTGCGCTCGGTCACGTTCACCACGGGCCGCGCCGCACCGGGCGCGGTGTGAGGCTTCAGCAGGCGCACGTTGTCGATCATGGGCGGCCAGTTGCGTCGCGGCTTCGCTAGTCCAGCATTCCATGCCGAGTCGAAGGTCTTCCGGAAGGCTTCGAGCCCGTCGTCGTTTATCAGACCGTTGGCCGAGCAGGCTGCCAGCATGTCTCGATAAAGTCTGTCCGGGCTGACCAGCCTCGCGTCGTGGGCAGCGATCCCGGCCAGGCTGAGCACCTGATCGTTGAGCACCTGATTGCGCCCGCCTGAAGCGGTCTCGGCCACGGTCTGCACAGCGAGGGCGACGGCTCGGTCTACGTAGCCGCGTACCTGCTCGAGCTCGTCGTCGGGCACCACGGCCGGGCCGGGCGCCGCCGCTGGCACGAGCGCCACGATGGGCCGCAGCAGGTCGAGCAGCCAGTCGGGAGCGTGGGCCAGGGGTGCATCAACTTCGAGCGTGTAAACGCCTGTCGGCGTCACGGACGGCGGCGCCACGACCTGCCCACCTTCGCCGCGTACGTCGATCCCGGTCCCCCGCAGCCTGCCCGGAGAGTTTGTCAGGACAAAGTCTTGCGGCATGCGGAAGTAGTAGTGCCAGCCGCCCGACTGCGTGCGCACGGTGTATGTACGCTGAAGAGGTTTGTTCAGGTGCTCGAGCTCGGTCAGCGACTCGTCACCGCCGTTCTTCGGGTCGACGTCCAGCACGAAGACGCCTGACTCGACGCCCGTGGCGATGCCGACGTTGTAGCGCGGGTTGTCGATCCACCAGTCGAAGACCTGAGCTAGCTCGGTCGTGGCCCGGCGCTGCCAGTCGTTCAGCACGGGCCGTTTCTCGCCCGGGTGCACGGGCAGCACTCGCCACCCGCGGGCAGCATACTTGACGGCCGCCTTCTCGAAGTCGATCTGATCCTGCTCGGTAGGGTCGATGGTCATAGGGGGGAGTCTCCTCATCTAGGCGCTAGGGATTCCCCATACTACACCACTACCTCACTGTTAGACAGATCGGAGGCGCCTTTTGTCGCGCTTCATCCCGTCCAGTATGTAGCCGCGAATCAGGCTTGCCCGGCTCTCGAGAAACTGTATGGCCAGGCCGTCCAGCTCGTCGCGCTCTCGCTCGTGAAGCGTCGTCATGACCTGCTCAGTCCGTGCCAGCGACGGCCGGGGGCTCGGCGCCACGGGCAGCGTCTCGAAGGTCTCGCCGGTCCCGTCGATGACAACCTCGCCCACCGTGGGGTCAGAGGATGACTCGCGCTGTCCACTCATATCTCACTCACTCTCTCAGGTATTTCTGCTTGCGTTCTCACTCATCTTACCCTAGAGTGGAAGACCAGGCTACAGACAGAACGGAAGGCAGGCTATGGGGTTCAAGACGCGTCAACAGGTGAAGGCGGCCGAGCTGGCGCCCGGCGACCTGACCATCGACCTCAAGGGCGAGAGCTGGCACGTGGTTAGCGTGGACCTGGCCGGGGGCGTCGGTGTCGTGTTTACCATCGAGGGCGGGAAGTTCACGCCGCACGAGGGCAAGAGATACAGCGTGACGAAGGGCGCCGACGAGCTGGTAACGGTCGTGCGAGAGAAGTCTCAGCCCGCGCCGACCCCGGCCGAGGCCGCCGTGCTCGAGGTCTTCCCCAACGCGGAGAAGGTCACAGAGGTCACGACGACTGCCCAGGAGGCGGCCGACGCCGCGACCGAGGCCGAACCGCTGAAGGTGGCTGCCTGGCAGGACATGTCCGACCTCGAGCAGCGCACGCACGTCTTCACTGCTCACGGCGTGGTCTGCTACGACATCAAGCCCCGCGCCGAGCTGGCGAAGGTGCACGCCGACCTGCACAGCGGCAAGGCCAAGTCACGGACGATCCCGCACGTGCACGAGGAGCCGAAGTGACCTGCCACACTGCGCTTCTGGCGCACAATTTCAAGACTGTCGGTGTGTTCAGCGGTAAGCCGGTGAGTCGCTGCACGCACTGCTCACTCACTATTGTCGACTTGGCCGTGTTCATCGCGCGTGCTCACGGCATGGAAACGCCAAAGCCGTGACTAAGCCGCCGTCTGACCCGCACGTCGGCCGCTGTCGCGCCTATCCTTTCTGCCGAAAAGAGTGCCAGGCGTACGAGGAAGAGGCGCCGAAGAGCCTAAATCTGCACGGCAGGCTCTACGGCTATTGCACCTGTGGCCACACTCAAGGCGTCCATGAACTACCGAAAGAGGAGACATGACCGAGAATATCCGCGAGCTCGCTGAGCTGAATGAGCCAGGCAAGTCGCTCGCCGAGCTGACCGAAGAAGTCGCCAGGCTGAATCGGGCCAACGGCTGGCACGACACAGAGCGCACTTTCGGCGATGACGTGGCGCTACTGCACTCTGAGGTTTCAGAGATGTTCGAAGCCTTCCGCGACCACGGCACCGACGACGCTACCGAGCGCGTGACCTATCAGCAGATCACCGAAGGCGCCCGCATCCCGAAACCTGAAGGCGTAGGCAGTGAAGCGGCAGACGTGCTTATCCGGCTGCTCGACACCTGTGGTCGCTACGGCATCGACCTGCTCGAAGAGTACGAGCGGAAGATGTTCTACAATCGGACCCGCTCATATCGCCACGGCGGCAAGCGTGTTTAGCCGCGCCGTCGCCTGGCTGGTCGGCGCGTGGATTGACTGGCTCGAGTCGGTCGGCGTCATCGACGGGCCGGACGATGAGTAACGATCCGTTCGGCACAGAGTTTCCCGATCCGACCAAGGTGCGACGCGCCAAAGACGGGCGCCCGTACATCAAGCTCCCGTGCCCTGACGCTTCGATGATCGGCGCCCTTATGGGTCTCGGGTGCGTCGAAGGTCGCGTGCCTGGCGCCCGGCCTGGCAAGACGAAGCAGTGCCCGAAGTGCAAGGGGCAGGGCTACCTCGAGAAACTGTATACCCGGTGCACGACGTTTATCGGTGCGCTAGAGAGCCGGGAACAGCTCGAAGCCTGGCGTGAGCGCGTCGTGCTTACTGGTCTGGCTCTCGACTGGCGCAAGAGCACACACGAATTTACGGACACACTCTGGGATGAGCTTAGCCAGGTCGACGCGGCCAAGCTCGACGCAGCCTTCGCCGCAGGCGACGATCCTTTCGCCGAGTCGGCGCGCACCGTGCTCAGTCGTATCGCCCGCCGTGCGTTCGAGGTCGGCGACGGCCACGCCAAGGCTCAGCGCGGCACGGACCTGCACAAGCTGACCGAGTACGTCGACGCGCACGAGCCACTGCCTGACCTGCTGCCTCAGGAGGTCGGCCCACCGCGCCCCGTGACGCTTCAGGATCGCGCCGACCTGGCCGCATACGTGAGACTGCTCGAAGACCTGCACGCCATTGCTACGAGCCCTGAGACGTTCGTGGTCAACGACGATTGGCAGGCCGCGGGCACCTTCGACCGACTGTTGAGTTTCGCAACCTTCGGCGCCGAAAACATCGACATGCATCCGTGCCCCGAGCGCTGTCAGCGCCCCGTGGTCGGCGATGTCAAGTCCGGCCGGGTCGACTACGGCGCCGGGAAGATGGGTCAGCAGCTCGCTATGTACGCGAACTCGAAGCGCTACGACCCCGAGACAGGAGAGCGCACTGAGCTCGGTGCGTGTAAACACGTCGGCATCATTCTGCACGTGGCCCAGGGCACGGGCGAGGCCGAGGCGTACACGGTCGATCTAGTCGAAGGCTACGCCGCCGTAGCGCTCAGCGCTGCCGTGCGAGCTCATCGGCGCGACTCGAAGCACTGGCTTCGCCGTCTCGGCGGCGAGCCGCGCGAGCAGCCGTCAAGCTCCCTCAAAACTCATTCAGAAAAGGGCTTGACACCAGGCACAACGGGTGTAGAGTAGTTCTTGTAAGGCAGCCAGGGACGGACGGACTCACCAGAATCCTAACTCTCCTGGCTGGCTTACTCCCCACCATAGGGCGAGAGCCCACCAAGTCTAAGCCTCAGAAAGGGCGCCAAGCATGAGCAACACCACCCCCGAGCAGGACCCGTTCGCGCAGCAGGCGAAGCGTGAGTCCGTGAGCTGGAAGACGGCGAAGGTCGGCGACGTGCAGGCCGGAACCGTGCTCGAGGTCCCGAAGCTGGTCCAGGCCCGCGACTACGAGAGTGGCGATCCTGTCTTCTGGGACCCCAACAACAAGGGCCGGAAGACCACCACCCCCAACGACCAGCCGGTGAAGACCGTCGTGGTGGCGCTGGCGATGACGGAGGGACCGGCCGCAGGCGAGGAGCGCTCGCTGTGGGCTCAGAAGCCCTCCGCGTTGTTCAACTCGTTCGGCGAGGCCACCAAGAAGCTCGGCCGCCCCATCAGGGTCGGCGACAAGGTGAGCGTCAAGTTCTCGGGCGAGCAGGTCGACCCCGACCCGGAGCGCGCCAAGAAGCGCTTCCCCCAGAAGCTCTACGCGGTGAAGGTCGAGGCCGGACCCGAGCCGGACGCCTTCGGCGGGGGTGAAGAGCCGCCCCCGTTCTGAGGATGACTCGCGCGCAAGCGCGCTCATCTGATCTGCACGACCTGCTCAGACCCGAGGCACTGCCATAGCGGCGGTGTCTCGGGGGCCAGGTAGGCGCCCACGGGCCAACCGCTCAGCGCACCAATTACTCTAGCCCGCTGGATCGACAGCATGGCTTGGGTTGTGGGAGTGCTGACCATCGGTACGAAGTGGGCGCCTTCCTGACTAGGGCGCCGGGGTGGACACGTGGGGAAGCGTGCCCGGCGTTTTAGTCTTCAGGGAAGGTAGCTCAGTGGTAGAGCAGCAGGTGCACCTAGGCACGTGTGGAATTCCGGAAGCGTGGCAGAGACGCCGGGCGCACGTGGCACGCCGCAGTCGCAGGTTCGAATCCTGCCCTTTCCACTTTGTCCAGACATACTTACAAACCAGGAGACGACATGAAGGATGACGAAGAGGTACGGGTGACCAGCGCGACGGGCGGCCAGAAGGGCTCGAAACTGGCACAGTTTGCCGCTCTCGACCCGCGGGCCATTACCGAGCTGGCGAAGGTGGCTGGCTTCGGCGCTCAGAAGTACAGTCAGCACAACTTCCTACGCGGCTACGACTGGTCGCTCAGCGCTAACGCTGCGAGCCGCCACTTCCTGGCCTGGCTCGGCGGTGAGGACGTTGACCCCGAGAGCGGCCTGTCCCACCTGGCGCACGCGATGTGGAATCTCCACACGCTGATCGCCTTTCAGTCGCGGGGGCTGGGGACGGATGACCGGCCGACTGCGGCCAACCTCGCCGCCCTGGTCGGCGACATCGAGCAACTAGCTGAGCGCGAGCGCGGCCCGATCAGGATTCCGGCACCGCTTGAGTCACAGCAGCCCTCCGAGGAGCGTGCTTTTATGCTCTTTCCGATTGAACTGCGCGCCGACGACGGCATACGACTAGTCACCGGCGCGCCCAGTTGGGCGTCTGGCGTGGCCGAGGTAGCCAACTTCGCCGAGCTTGGCCCGTGGTATCCCGTCGAGGCTGAGCCTGAGCGCGCTTTCGTCGGGTTTTTTGATGTCCTCTGGCATCGCAACGGCCTCGAGGTCGGCGACACGAAGGTCTGCACGCTGAGCGACGGGAACACGCTTTACGAGGTCAAGAACTTCGCCGAGCTCGGCCCGTGGTATCCCGTCGAGGCCGTCGAGGTCGGCCCGAAGGTCGGCGACACACTGCGCACGGAGGCCGAGTTTGCCGCGCTGCCCGTGGGGGCGCGCGTCGAGGCCCGGGGCCTGCCGGGTGAGTATTGGGAGCTGACCCGGCATGGTTGGGTCCTGCACAGCAAGCACCACGTAGCGCTGAGCGCGCCCAAGATGCTGCGCGGTGCCCGGAAAGTGATTTCTCTGCCATGAGCATCGACAAGAGCCTGACCTATTATCTCTCTGGCCCGATGTCTGGCTATCCCGAGTTTAACTTCCCGGCGTTCGCTGCGGCTGCGGAGTGGTGCAGCCGTCACGGCGTCATGGTCGTGAATCCTGCGCTGGTCGTGCACCACGAGCCTAACGGTCTCGGCTCAGCCGCTTTCGGCGACTACCTGGCCGACGACCTGGCCGAAGCGCTGGCGCTGGGCTGCCGTGGCATCATCCTGCTGCCCGGCTGGCCTCAGTCGAAGGGGGCCAGGGTCGAGCTGGGGCTCGCTCTGGCCCTGAGCTGGCCCGCGTACTACCTCATGTCCACGGGGCGCACAGCGAGAAGCCTCGTGGACATGAACAGGCGTCTGCCGTGACTGCCAGGATCGACGTTCCCGCCCGCATCGCGCGGGTCAGGGCGCTACTCGACGCCGACCAGACGCCCAACGCCGTGACCGACTACATCGGCATCTCTCGGGTGGCGCTCGCCCGCTGGCTTGGGCAGTACGGTGAGCCCGAGCTGTCGGCGCTCTTCGCCAAGGTGCAGCCAGGTGAGCGTAAGTGCGTTACATGTAAACGCTACTTCCGCGGCAGCTACACGCGGAGCTGTCGGAGTTGCGTTCCCCTGCCCTGCGAGAGGGCGATACAGGTCGCCGTGAAGGTCGACGGCATGGGGCGGCTTCTGTTGGTCACGAAGACGGGCGCCAACAAGGGGCTGCGCATCGTCCCGCTCGGCCCGGCCGTGGACGGCCTGCGCGGCTCGCTGTGGCCACGCCGCACCTATCGGCGGTGAGACTCCGCACTGACTGTCCGCATGTCGGTATGGTGCCCGTTGAGCTCGCTCTCACGGGTGAGACAGTGGCCTTCCTTTGCCCAGACTGCGGCGCTCAACTGCCAGTCAATTTCGCTTGCTCCGACTGCGACCGTGAGTTTATCTTTGTCGGCGAGGCTCAGTACCCGGTCGCTATGACAACAGTTAGGGCGTGTAAACAGCATGAGGCTCTGCACTGACTGCCGCGACCTCGAGGCGCTGCCCAGGCGCCAGCGCTGCGAGGAGTGCTGGTTGCTGAAGCAGCCGCCCGTTAAACGCGCCGAGGCAGCCCTGGCCCGACTTGCCATGGTGCCCGAGTCGCTGCGCCGTAAGACGGTCGACAAGAGTCTCTGGCCGCCTGGTCGGCGTTGGTGCTCGGGCTGCCAGACGTTCGTGCGCCTGGCTGACACCATCGGCTCTAGGTGCAAAGCCTGCCAGAGCGTCGCCTCGCACAAGTCACGGACGAAGAGTACGTTCGGGATTGACGAGGATACCTACAACTGGCTCTACACGCTTCAGCACGGGAAGTGTGCTATCTGCCGTCAACGCCCGTTGACCAAGCGCATGAGCGTCGACCACGACCACGCTCACTGCAAGACGGGCTGCCGTGAGTGCGTCCGCGGGCTGCTCTGCGCCCGGTGCAATCACGAACTCCTAGGCGCCGCGCATGATTCGCTAAACATCTTGCGCAATGCGGTCGCCTACCTCGAGACCTGGCCCATGTCGGGCGACTGGTCGGTGCCCCAGTACGAGGTCGACCAGTGGGAGCTCGAGCACCCGGGCGAACCGGTGGCGCCTTTCTAGTTTAAACGCTTGCACTGCCTGGCTGCGTCGTGTAGAGTCGTAGACAAGAGCACGAACCGACCAGGAGGTAGAGAGATGAGCGCAAAGTACGGGACCCGCGAAGAGTGGCTCACGGCGGCCGTCGAATACATGAACATTCACATCTTCGAGCCGCGGGGCATTCTGCTCCCTGAGCTGCGGCTCTCAGTGGGGTGGCCGGGCGGGAGTGGCCCCAAGTCGGCCGTACGCGGCCAGTGCTGGACTCGCAAGGTCAGCGAAGACGGCGTGAATCAGGTCTTCATCTCCCCCGTGGTCAGCGACGCTCACACCGTGCTCGCCGTGCTAGGTCACGAAGTGCTTCACGCGGTCGATGACTGCAAGAGCGGGCACCGTGGTAACTTCGCCAAGATGATGAAGTTCTGCGGCTACGAGGGCAAGATGACGACGAGCGAAGCAGGCGAGGCGCTGACCAGCCAGCTCGAGGACATCGCGCGGGCGTTGGGTGACTACCCGCATGCGCGTCTCGGCGGCACTCCTGACGACAGCGCCGAAGGGCCGAAGAAGCAGGGCACCCGGATGCTGAAGGTGTCGTGCGTAGCCGAGAGCGGCTACCTCGTCCGCATGACGCGCGTCTGGTTGGACACCTACGGCGCCCCGATCTGCCCGTGCCACAATCTCGACATGATCGAGACCGCCTGAGATTCATGGGCGCCAGGGCTTGCACCTGGCGCCCTGCTCGTGTAGAGTCATAGACAAGAGTTAGACACGCCGACCCGGAGGTTACCATGAGCACCAAAAATCTACTGCTGACCGAAGCCCTTGCCGCTGGCGTGCACCCTGGCCGTGTGGCTGAGATGCGCGAAGATTCCACCCTCGCGGAGATTCGGGCGGAGATTGCGGCAGCGCTCGCCGCCCAGCGGGCCGATGACCGTAGAGTCTTCTAATGAACACAGCGTGCGACACCGAGACCTGCGAGACCTGCGGCACCGACGCCCTCGAGGGCCTCAACGCTGACGGCGACTGCCTCGCTTGCGAGCGCGGCTCGCTCGACCGGCTGCTGCGCAGCATGGCGGCAGGCGTGACCCGCGACCCGGCGACCGGCCGGTTCGTCCAGATCAATCTGAAAGGCTGACCATGAACGAAGAGACCCGAGATGCCCTGGTGCTACGACGCCTGGCCGAAGGCGCCACGTACGAGAAGCTGGCCGAGGAGTTGGGCATTGCCCGCGACTCCGTGCGGACCATCGCCTATCGCGCCCGGAAGCGCGCCGGAATGGTCAGGGTATGGGTCCAGCCTCAGCTTCCCTTCGAGCCTGAGCAGTGAAGCCTAAGCCCGAACCGCGGCGCCACACCGAGACAGACACGGTGTACGTGCCGCGGTCGTGGTGGGACCACCTGAAGCACGACGTTAGCGACTGGTTCGGCGAGAACGTCGACATTGCTCGCCCCTTCGACTGGTGGCTAGACCGGCATCCCGTGCGCTACCGGCGCGTCTGGTTGGTCGTGACGTGGTATGAGGATCGCACAGAGAAAGAGTTGCGCTGGGAAGAGTGATGCTGTAGAGTCGTAGACAAGAGCACGAACCGACCTGAAGGGGACTCCAATGTTTGACCCGAACGCACCCGAGAGCATCGAAGAGCAGTTTGTCGTGAGCCGCGAGGACGGGCTCGAGTTGCTGGAAGACGAGAGCCGCCTTCTCGACTGGGAGGCTGGCAGTTTGGCCGCCCCGGAGCTCGACCAGATTGTCGCCGGAACGGCGTCCGTCGCGGCTCCGCGGCACTGGCAGTCACATCGCCTGTCGGTCGACCAGCCCAGCACGGCCGTCGTGCGGGCTGCCCACCGTGCGCTCATCCTCGAGCAGGAGACACGTGGGCAGAACGTCTTCCTGCCCGGCGAGAACGTCCTGGCGGACGTGATCGACGGCATGATCCGAGACGCCGAGGTTGCCGACATGCTGAGCGGGTCGTGAGCGACGAACACGGCTTCGCGGTGCGGGCGTGCGACAAGGATTTCTGGGAAGGCTGGCGGCTCATCTCCGAGTCGCCAGACGACGCCCGTACCTACGTCAAGCAGCTCGAGCAGGGCGAAGCGTATCGTCTCGTCCCGGCGCCGCCCGAGGCGACAGGGGGGCGTCACTTCCCGAGAGGCTGGGAGGAGTGCGGCTTCACCACAGAAGGCGCCCTGCTGCCCGCTGCGTTTACACGATCAGCGCCGCCCGTCTTTTCGACGGTTGAGACACGGGCGTTTAGCGTCAGCGTCTCGCGTGAGACAATCGAAACACTCGAAAGAATTCTGACCGAGAGAGAGACGCCATGAGTACCACCGCGTTACCCCCGATCCCCGTCCGTTGTCCCTGCTGTGCCCACATCACCGTGCCGGGCGGAAAGGTGTGGTGGCAGTTTCATTGCGTCTCCAAGGGCAAGGTCCGTCACTGTCGGTGGGTCACGTGCACGAAGTGTCGCGCTCGTATGGACACGATGACAGGGCAGCACATCACGAAAGAGCCGGGCGATACGCACGCGAAAGGATGCTCTCATGTCTGACGAGCTGCCCACCCCCGAAGAGGTCAAAGCGACGTTTCTGCTGGGGGTCAACTTCCTGAGCGCCCGGATGCGTGACGACACCGAGGCGCTTCAGGTGCTCCACAACGATCACGGCTGCATCGCCGTGACCAACGCGCTCTGCCTGGTCGCTGGCAACGTGCTGCGCTGGCACTGGGCAGACGCAGACGACGAGCTGGCAGAGCAGTACGCCGACGCGCTGCTTGCTCTCGACCAGCTCGCTATGCAGATGCTCACGGACTAGGGTTTGCATTCCGGCCCGACGTACTGTAGAGTCGTAGACAAGAGCAGTACACCACACACCAGGAGGACATCATGGCCATTCGGACCACCACTACCAGCGTTTGGCTCGGCAACGTCTTTATCTCTGTCGGCACGTGCACCACGGACACGTGCGGCACCACTCTCTCGGGATCGGTGCAGTCGTCCGATAGTTTCGATGTTCTCACTAAGGTCGCGCTCGATGACAAGCAGGTCAAGGATGACGAGCAGGTCGCCCGCATGGTCGACCAGGCTATCTCTCAGCTCGTGATGCTGGCCGGAAAGGTCTACCACTCGCAAGACCCCAGAAATGGGGAGTAAGAGACCCTAGCGCCCCAGAAGTGGGGAGTAAGAAGCCCTGAGAGTCGGGAGACGTCGACTCTCAGGGCCGCCTTACGTCGCCGTAGCGACAGACTAGGATCACCGCCTAGCTCGAGTGAGTCTCCCCTGCGTCGCGGGTCACGTTCCCCGCCGCGAGCGAGCCGATGGGCAGCGCCAGGAACGTGATCACGGCAGTCGCCACGACCAGCCAGTCCGGCAGCTCACGGGCTAGCGCGCCGTAGCCGACCAGCGTGGCCGAGTCGACCAGTGCCAGCAGACCGAAGGCGATGTAAACGACTTGGCGGGCTTTCGCTGGCAACAGCGTCAACACGTTGCCGCCGACCACCTGAGGCGTCTCGGGGACCATACGCGTACTCCCATCGTTAGGCGTGATGTAGCTCACTTCTCGACCAGGGGCGGATACTGCGTGCCCGCCCTCTTTCCCTCCGCGGCTTCGAGGATGGTCTTGAACATGGAGAGGCTGACCGTCTTGCCGCTCAGGTTCTGCCAGCCCTTCACCCCGGTCTTGCGGAGGAACGAGGCGACCGCGCCCGTGGTCTTCGCGCCCTTGAGCCCGTCAACGGCCGGGCGGCCGAGGTCGTAGCCCAGCTCCACCAGAGCGGTCTGCATGACCTTGACGTGGGACGGGAACCCGCTGTTGTAGCCGATCACCTTCACCCGGCCCTTGAACGCGGCCAGGGACCACGAGGCTACTGCGTCCACGATCTTCACCGGGACCGGCAGCGGCTTGCCCCCGAAGTCTTCCGGGTGCGCCTTCATCGTGGCGCGCAGCCTCTTGACCACTCGTGCGATCTTCGCCTTGCCCGCGTCGTTGGCCAGACCCTTCGCAATCTCGAAGTGCATCGAGTCGTTGTAGTCCGACCCCCAGCGGATCACGTACTCGACCTCAGCCAGCAGCGCCTTGACCTGAGCCCGCTGCTTCATGTTCCAGCCCGTGTAGGGACCGGCGTTGTTCGGGTGCTGCATCGCGTTCCAGTCGAACGCCAGCCCGCCCGCATGCTGAGAATACGAGTTGGGGTCGTTGGAGTTCTTCTTGAAGTAGTACGACCACTCATCGTTCTGAGCGCCTTCGACCGCGGGCTCGATCTTGTGGAGCCGCCAGGCGACGAACTTGAAGAGGTCGCCGAGGATGCCGTCTTGGGTGCCGATGTGCAGGTTCTTGCGGCAGCGGATCGCCGCCGACTGCCCGGGCGCGTCGAAGACTGTGACCAGGCCGCCGAAGTCGGCCGGGTTTGCGCTGGCGGTCCAGCCGTAGCCAGTGGTAGGCATAACGTCAAGCCCCCTTTCCGTTAGGTGTGCCCCATAGTCTACCCCCGGCGCCGATGAAGTAGTTTGGGCCGCGGGGGGAGCAGCGGCCGCGTGGGCAGCCTATTCTGCGCGTCAGGCAGCACCCGGTCGAGCGTCTCGAGGACATGGCCTGCCCAGGCGTCATAGCGCGTCCAGGCGTCCCGTACCTCGTCCTGCCAGACGCGTTCCGTGGCGAGGTCGTCGCGCACGTCGGACAGCTCCTCTTTCACGCTGTCGAGCTCGCCGCGCATGATCTTGACGAGCTCTAACGCCTGATCGCCTGCACTTATCTCTGCTTCCGCCTTCTTGGCGGCAGCGTCGAGAGCAGTCTGAGCGGTCGCTGTCCGCTGGTTCGCCCTGTTGCTACCACGCACGCCGACATATCCGAAGGCAGCAGCGATGACAATGGCAGCCGCCCCCAGCAGCTCGCTTATCATCGCAGCTTCTCGGGGCGAAGCACGGCGGGCAGTTCAGCAGGCTCGACCGGCTCGGGACGGGCGGCCAGCCGCAACACGAACAGCAGGAATCCGGCGTACACCACGAACCCGGGCCACCATTGCGGGTCTGCCCCGTGGTAGAAGGTGGCTCCCCAGAAGAACGAGGTCATACGTTCAGCGGGCGCGAAGCTGAGCAGGCCGAAGGCGATGCCCTGCAACCTGCGAGAGTGTGCCCAGCCGCACACGACAGCGACGAGGCCGGGCGCTGCCCAGACGGCGACGCGGAGAGGGACCGGGAGATGAGTATGCACGAGGTCGGGTTGATAGTTCGGCGCGAGGATAACGGACACCGCGACGCCGAGATAGACCAGCCCCAGGGTCAGCAGGTCGCCGCCTCGCCACCCGGCGACGCGCAATTGTGACAAGTCCATAGAGCCTAGCCTACAGCGTGTCAAATGGTTTACCGTGTAACGATATCCCAATCGCCGTCAACGGGGTCAGTCGGCCAGTTTGCGCCGGGAACCCAAACCAGCTCGACGGCCTGCCCAGTCTCTCGCAGCGTGCCGTTGACTTGCGTCAGGTCAAAGCCTGGCACGCCATTGTTGTTCTGCACGTGCGCTAGCGTATCGAGTACGCCCTTTACGACATGCAGTTGCTTGCTTTTCATCATTCCGCTTCTCTCTTTTGGCTATCGTTTGTAACTAAGGTAAAGCACCGGCTCGCTGCTGCTCCCGTTGCCGTAGGCAGTCACGTAGTATTCGTGCGACGTGCTCGGGGCCGGGCCGAACCCGAGGCATTTGGTGGTGCCGCTCTTGAACTCGTTGGCGATAGCCAGCGGCAGGTTGTGAGTCTGCGTCGACCCTGCTTTCCGAGAGAAGTTCGCCCGGTTCTCGTTCGTGTTTGCCCCCGACCAAGAGCCGGGCTTAGCGGAGTAGTTGCCCGTGGTCAGTCGGTAGGTGCCGCCCGAGTAGTTGTAGGTCGTCTTCGCCCGAAACCTGAGCTTGATGCCGGTCATGGTGGCCCCGGCCGTCCGTGAGCGGATCAGCGCGTCATCGAAACCGAAGAGCGAGCGCGTGTTCCCGTGCGTGCCCGAGTAGTAGCCCTGATAAAGGTTCTGCGTGTCGTCGCCCTGGCGGACACCACCATCGGAGTCGTAGGAGCGTGACCATGTGCACGGGAAGGGGACATCAGTGTACGTCACCACGGGATCGGGCTGGGGCGGCTTGGGCTGCGGGTTGGGCTCTTGCGGCGTGGCTGGCGGCGTGTAGAAAGATTTCTGCGACAGGGTGCCCGCGTCGGCCGCACTGGCGTAGAGCCCGCAATCCTCGACGTACGCCGTGAGCTGCCTGCCACCGCCGTTGTAGACGAACCCCGGCCCGTTGCCGTACTGCCGGTCCATCGCTAGCAGGAAACGCACGTTGGCATAGTCGCCCGTGGCGAAGACCTTCTCCACGATGAACGCCGAGCTTGCCGCGCCAGGCCCCATGTTTACACGCTGCGACCTGATGATGGGACTCGCACTGGTCGGCGTAGTATTGTTCGTCGTCATATGGATATGCAGGTCATAGACATCGTTGATCGACGCCGACTGAAGATGCCCGATGAACTTCACACGATAGAGCCTGCCCGCTTCGCTTGGCCCCATAGCGAACTCGAAGAGACTGTAGTTGTTGCCCGTGTCGTCGCCCGTGGTGGACAGGTCATAAGCCACGATGCCGCGCGGCATCGTGTTGATGAGCGTGGCGAAGTCGACGCCCCCCACGGTGAGCGCGCCCGTCGTGATGCCGCCCGCACCCAACTCGTTCAGCACGTTCAGGTCTTCGACCTGGCTCACGTTGTCGTCCAGTGCCCAGCCTGACGCGCCCTCGACGTAGCTGCTTGAGGCTACCCGATTCCACGGGACCTGCACGCTAGGCTTGATGAAGTCGACCGCCCCGCCCGTCTGGTACGAGGTCTGGAATTTCGCTCGCGCGAACGGGTAGCCTTCCGGCACCGGGAAGGATGCGGCAAGCGTGGTCCACACGTCAGGAGTGGTCGCACTGGATAGCAGCTCTTCCAACTGCTCAGAGCCGCTCAGGCTCGTTACGCCGTCAGCCTGATAGAACTCCACCCTGACGCGCCCGCGGCTCTCAGACGGTAATCCTGCGCCCGTCACGGCTGCGCTGTTGAACCGAAGCAGACCGGCGACCCGCACTGACTGCCCAGCTTGCACGGGAATCATGTCGGTGAGGTAGAAATCGGTGTCGATGGTGGCACCGTCGTTCGTACAGCGGGCGTAGTTCAGCTCCGGGTAAACGTCGTCGGGGCCGAGAATGACCCACGGCTCGGACGGCGACCAGCGCTCGGACAGCATCTGCGGGTCTTGCACGAGGTCGGCCACCTGGCCCAGGTTCAGCCGGTCGGGATCGATGGTGCCCTTGGTCAGCGGCTGTCCTACCACGTCTACGATGACCAACTGCGCGCCCTTCAGGTCACACAACACGGTCTCGCTCGTGTGCTCGTCTCGCACGCCGTCGACCAGCTCCTCGACCAGCGCGTGAGGCACGATGACCGGCACCGCGTCACCCTCGCCGCCGAGGTCGACTGAGGCCACCTTCACGGGGGACGCGGGCACAACCTCGACCAGCGCGCCTTCCGGCACGTCAGCCTCGAGCACGGTCAGCAGCTCGAGCGTGTTGACCTCGACATCGATTTCTGCGTACGAGTAGAGCACGCCGTCGACCAGTGCCTGACCGCCGAGACTGTTGAAACTCGCTGCGTCGTCCACGTAGAGCGTGGTCTGCCCAGCGGCCGCGAAGGCGACGGTCGGCTCGCCGAGGTTGCGCGTGTCGACGGACAGCACGGTGCCGTAAAGCTCTTGCGTCATTGGTTGCATTCCTTCGTGAAGACGTGTAGAGTCATAGACATGACATACACAGTGAGCCCGGCCGCTATCGTACCCGGCATGATTGTGCACGATGACAACGGCGCGGCTTTCGCCCGCGTGGTGAAGGTCGCCAAACGCGGCAAGGGGTGCCGCGTCGAGACCGTTTCCCTCGATGGGCGCCCGTACCTCCCGATTAGCTTCCCGGCTGGCACGACTGCTACCGTTTCCTGATTCTGGCAGCGTTCGTGCTGCGCTTGACGTTGTAGCCCACGGACATCGGCCCGGACTTGAGCGGGATGGTCAGCCGCTTCACCCGTGCCGTGAAAGAGAAATCCGGGGTATGGATCGTGTAAACGTCCTCGGGCTCGAGATGGGGGACCACGCGGGCATCGAAGGTCACATCGACGCTCTGCTGAAGCAGCCAGTCGACGCGGCTCTGCGCGAGCTCCTTGCACTGGGCAGCCGTCTTCAGGTGGTCGTCTTCGACCTCCTCGAGAATCACCCGCTGCCTACCGTTCCGGCCGAGCGAGAAGGTGCTCAACGGATGCGACCGCGGCGCCGTCACGGTCGCCGAAACCGGCGTCTTCTTCCCGGTGGGCACGGCGCCGACCACGCGCACCGTGTTGCGCACATCGGCCATGTCGTAATTGACCTGCGGCTCTGTGATGATCGTGCCGCCGTCTCCACTGCGGAAGGCGAAGGTCGAAGTATAGGGCGTCTTTCTCAGCACGCACACTCCCCGGCCGTCGTAGAAGAGATGGTTCGTGGCTCGGCTGCCGACGACACTTTTGGCCACTGCCCAGATGTTCGAGTTATGCACGAGGGTCACGGGGGCGGCCGTCGTCTCGGGCCAGTCGGGAATCTGAAACTTCGTTTCGGTCCCCAGCTCGGACATGATCGTACGGACGAGCGTGCTCTTCTTCACGCCTTTGTTGTAGGTCTTCGTGAACCAGGCAACGGTCGGGGGGAGCACGAGATGCTCCATGCCTGACGCCTCGACATTCACTACGTCAGCGGTGCGGCTGGCTTTCGTCACTGGCCCGGCGAAGATCGGCACGCTGTACGTCAGCCTCGCCGGGTACGGCGCCGTGATCACGTACAGAATAGAGACGAGTCTGTCCACAAAGAGCGAGCCGTCGCTAGGCGAGTTGGTATCCCACAGCAACGCATGATCGGGGTCGCGGAGCGAGAGGGTCGCCGTGCGGGTGATATCGGCGTCGCCGTCGACATTGACCTGCCCATCGTAGAGCCGCTCCGAGATGTCGGCCAGATAGCGTCGGTTCAGGTCCATGACCCGTACCACGATATCGACCGAATAAGACCCTGCCAAAACCGCATGAAACTCTCGCTGCTGGGCAGCGGTGAGCCCCAGACTGATCACGGGCCTATCCTCTTTTCTTCACTTCGTAGAACTCGAAAGAGACATCGTAGACCGGCTGCGGCAGGGCGCGCGGGGTAATGTTAATGGCGCGGACTACGACCGGGATAGTGGAGTCATGCAGGGTGAGCCAACACTGCTGCCCAGGGTTGCGCTTGATCCTCAGGAGCGCGTCACGGTACGCCTTCGCGGTGACGTTCTCACCGATAGCCGAGCCGTGTTGCAGCGTGCCCTGCACGGTACCCTCGAGCCCGCGCTGAGAGTGCGTCACGACTGAAACTTCACTGCCGCCCAGCACGCTCAGCACTTCCGACTCCTCTCCATACGTCCAAGAGCGCGCTTCCCGCCCGAATAATACAACCTCGTTGGCCCGCGTGTTGTCGGCCAGCCAGATGCCGAGGCTGGTCAGCGTGATCGTGGCGGTGCTGTTCCCGGCGCTCGCCTGCCCGTTCACCACGGCCAACGCCTGATAGGTGGCTGCGGTCTGCGGCAGCGGGTTGCGGTCGACCCATGTAAACGACGTGCCGGTGCCGCCAGGTGCCAGCTCGCTCGGGCTCAGCCCGGACGCGATGACCACGCCGTTACGCATGATCGAGTACGAGTCGGGGAACGTCCCGCGCTGCCAGGTGAGCGTCACGCGGGGGCGCGGCTCGCCGCTGGTCAGCACGAGGTTCGTGGTGGGCGGTGTGGACGCGCTGAGCGCGAAGGTGAAGTCGAGAGAGGCGTCCGTCCATGCCGGGTCGCCGGGCGTCGTCTCACGACTCTTCGAATCCCAGACAATCACGCGGAGGTTGTAGAGCGTCCCGGCCGCGCCGGTCAGCGCGGTGGGCGGCAGGGTCAGCGCGGTCGCGGTGCCAGTGATCTTGCCCGACGAGTAGAGCACTCGCCCGGTCGCCGGGTCAGCGATGTTGACCTGATAGGCGGTCTGCGTTTCGCCCGTGAAGCTCCACGTAATCGGAGGAGACGATTCGGTTACGTAGTTGTTCGGCGACTGCTGCGGGTTGAGGATCGTCACGGCCCCCTTGAGGTCCCGTTTAAACGACTCTGCCAGGGACCAGGCCGACCAGAGCCCGTTCGCGTCTTGGCATCGCATACGCCACCAGCGCATCTCTCCACTCGCCAGGCCGACAAACGTGCCCTGCGTCGCCAGGTCCAGCTCAGGCGAAGACGTGAGGACCACGCCAGAATCCCAGGAAGGGGCCGTCCAGACGTTCGTGGCGTTCGTCTGGACCTGCACCGCGGCGAGTGCGTTGTCAGCCCCTACGTCGGTGTACGTGGCCGCCACGCGGGGACTGGGCAGAGAGACCGCCCGACCCCCACCCGGCCGCAGCCCAGTCGGTGCGGTCGGAGGCACAGTCCAGGTCAGCTCGAGCCGGGGGCGCTGCACGCTGTTTGGGTGGTTGCTCTTGTTGAACCAGGCGATAGGGTTGAAATTCGCCGTGAGTTGCCAGCCGTACCAGGCGTCGCCGTTCGCCACACTCTGAACGTGCGGCGTTACGTCGACCATCCATTCCGTACCGGCCGCGACGGGGCCGGTCTTCGTTACCGTCCGGGCTGCATCGCCGTAGAGTGCGGTCGGCCGCGTGGTGTAGGTGACCTTCGTCATCGAGACGGTCTGGCGTAGCCGCTTCAGGCTGAGCGTGATCGCACCAGCCTGCGCGCTCGAGTCGCTGTAGAGGTACAGTTTCGCCGAGCTGACCACAGCGCCGCGCGGGATCGCTGCCAGCGAGAAGTACAGGTAGCCGATGGTGCTGCCCAGGCCCCCCGCCCTCAGGCCGACCCGGGTCAGGTACTCGAAGTTGCGCGACTGGTCGCCTGCGGCGTTCGATACGGTCGTGCCGAGCGCAGTCCGCAGAGTGCTCGAAGCCATTAGCGCCTCATCCTGTTTATCGTGGCGTCATATTCACCGTGTTCAGCGAGCACGTCTTCGACGGTACGCCGAACCTCTCGCATGTCGCCACCGTGAATGTTGATGATCACCGGCACTGGAGATCGAGTAGGGCGCCCTGACTTGACATCTATTGCCGATTCGAGCGATTTTACCACGCGGTTCAGCGCCTTGAACTGGCTATTCTCGAAGGTGTATTCAGGCTTCCCGGTCTTGTTAACTGCCAGGGTAGCACCAGGCGCGAGCACGCCGCCCTGGTCGTAGAGCTTCTGCCCGTAGAACTTCTCAGCCAGCTCCTCGAGCCCCGGCGTGAAGCGCTGCCCAGTCTTCGAGAGAGTGTCGTATGGCGGGTCGCCCTGCTTGGGCAGCACGGGGCCGCCCTTCGCCAGACCGTAGTGCAAGGGGAACATGCCGCTGTTGGCCCCGCGGGCAGACTTTCCGACGCGCACGCCGACGCCACCAGCGGACTCGACGTTTACGCCGTTGATGGTTCCCGCGGTGTGCCCGATCTTCGAGCCCCGGGTCGGGTTGATGCCGATACGGAAGGCCGAGCTCTTGCCGCGCGTGAAGCCGCCCACGGTCTTCGGGCCGCCCGCTGCCTGCCCAGTGGAGAACCGGCGCACGTACGGGCGCTTGCCCTGTACGACGTTGGCAATGGCTGCCATGAAGCCTGAGCAGTCGTAGCCGCCCGGCCCGGCCGATGCCCAGCGATAGGGCTTGCCGACCTGCGACCGCGCGAAGGCGAGTCCGTTGGCGAACCCCTTGCCGCCGATGAGTCCGCCGCCGCCGTCTTCCGCGGCTGCTTGGGCTTTCTTCAGAATGCCGCGGTAGGCGTTCGACAGCGCCGACGCGTAGCCCGACGCGGCCTGGCTGCCCAGCCGTTCGCCCAGCGTCGGAATATTGTTGAACGATCCCGCACTGGGCACCTTGTCAACATCGACGCCGACCTCGAGCCGCCGAGCCACAGCACCGCCACGCGCGAAGTGGAGCTCGCCCTTCTTCGCCGCTGCCCGGGCGCGATACATAGCCTCATGACCACCCGCGCCCCGGACCTCTTCGGGGGTCCAGACATGCTCGTTTACACGCAGCATGGCGGGCTCGGTGTCGTAACTCCGCTCGCCCAACCCCGAGAGGTTCTGGACCTTGCCACCCTTCGCGTAGGCGCTGGGGATTCTGGCGCTCTTGCCGTACTTCTTTACGAGGTCGACAGCAAGCTTGTTCTGGGAGAAGTTGATGCCCACGTTCACGGCGACGTTCTTGCCGTTCACGTCATTGATTCTGTCGTCAAGCGTGCGAATATCCCCAGCCGCGCCCTTCGCGCCGGGCGCGCTGGTCCGCGTGGTCAGCGACTTGGGCGTATTCCTGATTTGCCCGTCGAGTGTTCTGACCTCGCGCTGAGCCGTGTTGACGCCGGGAGTCTTGAATAGCGTCGTCTTGTCGGACGGCACCTTGCCCACGGTGACGCGGAGGTCGACGGCATTCTGCTTCGCCTGCTTGGTGTCCGCCTTGAGCTTGAACGTGTAAGGGTCGGCGACCAGGCTCTTGAGGTACTTCTCGGCCGCCTCGCTGCCCTTCTTGTCGAGAATCGACTCGAGCCTGATCCGCTGCGGCTGCGTCAGTCCCTCGATAGCCTCTTGATATTCTTTGATCTTCGCCTGCTGCGCGGCGATACCCACGGCGTCGAACGTGGTCTTGACCTCTTTGGGCACGAGCCCGTAGTCGTCGGCGAGGTTGCGGGCGGCTTTCGCGGTCAGCCCGCCCTCGCGCGCCGCCGCGATGAAATCGTCGCGGACGCCCTTCGTGGCCTCTTGCAGGTCTCGGCTACTCGCCCCCTGGGCAGCCATGGACGTGACGTAGGATTTCCCGGCCGAAGCCAGGCCGGTCAGGGCGCCGACAGCATCGCGCCGTACGTCGGTGTCGGCGCGGAGTAACCCCGTGCCCTTCTCGATGCTGAGCGACTGGCCCTTAATGCTGGCTGCGCTCGTGTCAATAGCGGCCTGGTAGGAGGAGTAGGAGGTCGTGACCGCCTGAAGCGTCTCGCCCTCTTTGAAAAGCTGAGAGGCGAAGCGCTGGCTCTCCTCAGCGGTGCGACTCGACGCCGTGCCGAGCTGCTGAAGCGCGGTCAGGCTGCGGCCGATAGCGTCTTGGTTCTTACGGTGCGCCTCTTCGCTCTGCCCAACGGCCGCGGTGCCCGCGTCGACCGAACGTGAGTAGTCGCTGTATTCCCCCTGAGCATCCTTCAGGGTCTTGTTGCCCTTGTCGAGCGCGTCCTGCACGGCGTCGGCGGCTTTGCCCAGCTCGACACCCTTGCCGGTCACGTCGCCCATGCCGCGTGCGACGTTGCCCGACTGGCGTTCGGTGGTCGATAGCACAGCGTTTACACGCTCCTGCGCTGCGACGTTTCCGAGGCTCGCCGCCGTCAGGTCCTCGACAGAAATTCCGAGCTTCCGGGCCTGGCCGATAGCGCCAGAGTCGACCAGCTCCTTCGCCCGCATCTTGGCGATTGACTCGTCCACCACGCCGTTACTGGCGACCAGGGCTTCGGACAGGTTATCGGTAGCCTGCTTGGCTTTCGCCGACTCCCCTGCCCAGTGGCCGACCGCGACCGCCGCGACCGTGAGCCCGATGCCCAGCGCGCCCGCGCCAAGCAGTGCAGTCTTCGAGCTGACCTTCAGCACGTCGAGCGCGACCTTAGCCTCTTTCGCCGCCCCGGCCACCTTGACCAGGCCGCCAGCGAAGACTGCCGTGGCCGCGACGGCGGCCGTGCCCTTGAAGAGCCCGCCCTGCACCGCGGCCGGGAGCTCGCCCACCGCATCGACTACGTTGGTGACGTTCTGCACGATGCCGCGCAGCGGGGACGTGCTCGAGCTTGCCGCCCCGATGAACGCCGACTGGATCGCACCGCCGAGCTTCTCCACGTCGCCGCGGAGGTTGTTCATCTTCTCGCGCGCGACATCTTGGGCGTAGCCGGAATCGTTTACGGCCTTGGTCCACTTCGCCACACCCTCAGCGCCACCCTCGTAAAGGATGGTCGCAGCGGTCAGACTGTTCTTTCCGAAAATCCTGGCAAGTGCAGCGTCACGGTCGGCCCGGCTCAACCCGCCGAGCTTCTTCCGAAGCTGCTCAGCCGCGCCTTCCATGCCGATGAACTCGCCTGAGGCGTCGCGGAGGTTGATGCCGTACTTCTGAATTTCCTTCGCGCCCGCGCCCATCGGGGCCGACAGGCTGACCAGCATCGACCGAAACGAGGTTCCGGCCTGCTCGCCGAGCACACCCTGGTCAGCGAACATCGCCAGCACGCCGACCGTCTCCTCGATGGAGACCCCCATCGCCTTCGCGTTGGGGCCGACGTACTTCAGCGCCCCGGCGAAGTCGCTGACCTCGCCCTGAGCCTTCCCGGCCCCGGCCGCCAGCAGGTCGGCGACGTGGCTTGCCTGGTCGCCCTCGATCTTGAACTGCGACATCGCCGTAGCCATGATCCCGGCCGCGTCGGCGACGCCGAGCGACCCGGCTGCGGCGAGGTCGAGCGCGCCCGCCAGTCCGCCGTTGATCGTGTCGGCGACGCTGACGTTGGCTTTGATCAGCTCCTGCTGAGCGTTCGCTGCCTCGGTCGCGGAGTAGGCAGTGTCGGCGCCGAACTTAACCGCTTCAGCGCGGAGCTCGCTGATCCGCTTCTTGGCCTCGTCGCCCGTGCTGGCAACGTGGGAGACGGCTTGCTCGAAGTCGGCCGTAGTCTTGACGGCCAACCCCACGCCGAGCCCCAGCGCCGCCCCGGCCGCCGTGACGCCCGTGGCCAGGCGTTGCACACCGCCGTCGTTGATCTTGGCGCCAAGCGTTTTGTAGAGCTTCTCTGCGGGGCGCCGCGCCGCCTCAGCGCTGGCTTGAACCTCACGCTGAGCCGCCACGACCGAACGCATGGCGCGAGCTTGGGACTCCTGGGCAGACAGCAGCCGAGCAGAACCAGCCGCCGCCTTCTGTGAGGTCTCGGCCAGCCGGGCGTTCGCCACCCTGAGCTGCCCTTGAGCGTTCGCCAGTTTGGTCGAGCTGCCCGTGAGCTGCCCAGTGGCCCCCGTGAGCGCGGTGATCCCGGCCTGGGCCTGGCGCGTGTCGGCCGATACCTTAACCTGAGCGGGCTTGAAGTTGCCAGTGGCGGCCGCGACGGCAGCGCCGAAGCCAGACAGGTCGGGCAGCACGTCGTAGTAGATAGTGCCGACTGAGCCGCCTGGCATGACTGCCTTTCCCTTAGTTGATGTCGCCGTACGCCATAGCTATCTGCGCTCGTTCCTCGAAGCTACTCTCAGGCAGCGCCTCGACCTGTTCGGCCAGAGTGTCGTCAGGCTCGACCAGGCCCAGCGTGAGGTCAACCTCGAAACGCCTGTCGGCGTCAACGCCTTCGATAAGGTAAGAGTACACCGCTGCGAGCAGTAGCCGCGTGGGCAGACCGGGGAAGAGGGCTAGTCCGTCGTCTCGGTGCCCATCGCGCTGTCCGTGACCGGCGAGGACGAGTTTTCCGTCGAGCTCGAGTCGGTGCTGTTCGTAGAAGGTGAGGAGTCCGACAATCGCGCTAAAGGGAGGTTCGTCTCCCCCACGTGGCACCGCCACAGCGCGTTGTAGACCACAGTCACGAAGTCGGCGTCGTTGCCGTGGCTGACCAGGAAGTCGAAGAGGGCGTCGCGGTCGTCGTCCAGAACCATCGTCTCGGCGAAAAGCATGACCGCCTCGTACGTGCCGCGCTCGATAGCGCTCTTGTGCTTCCAGAGCAGCGCGAGGTTGAAGTGCTCGTGAGCGCGGAACCGGCCCACGTCGTCGCCGAACTCGAGAACGAGATGTGGGTGCAGCTCGTCGGTCGTCTGCTCGTCGGGCATTGGTGTCTCCTGCCGGTAGGTGAGATGAGCGGGTCGGAGGTTGCCACCCGGGGGGCCGTGTCACGCCGACCCGCTCATCTCACACTATAGCGCGGATCAGGTGACGGTGCTCGTGCTCTTCAGGATCGCCTTGAACGGGCGGATCGCGGAGGACACGGGCTCGAGCGTGAAGCTCAGCGGGATGGTCGCCTTGGCGGCACCCTTCGAGCGGCCGATAGCGACGGCGCCGGTCTGAAGGCAGCGCCGCCAAACCCAACGCTCGGACTTGTCGTCGGCCTCCCAGAGGATCGCAACGCGCGGCTCAACGGCGCCGAAAGCCAGCGGCTCCACGGAGTCGATAGCCGTGGCGCCCGTGCCTGAGCTGGTGACCGTGGCGCCGTTGAGCGCCTTCTGCACGTTGCCCGCGGTGACCTCGACCAGCGCCATTTCGAGCGTCATGTCCTGGCCGGTCGCCTGGCGGCCGATGGGCAGGAGTGTCTCAGCGACCTCGACCGGCTCGTAGGTCGGCGTGAAGGTGAAGGTGTGGCCCGCGTCGGTGAAGCCCGCGTAGGTCCACGCGTTGGTGAGCGCCGTGGTCAGATCGGTCGGCTCAGCGGCACCGAAGGCGCCGAAGTAGATTTTGCCGGGGCCGAGCTTGACGAAGGTAGCGTCGCTACCCGGAACGTAAGGCATGATGTGCTCGCATTTCTCCGCTCACGCGGTAGGTCGGACCCCGGAGGGAACATGGCTGAGCTTGCGCTCGTTTGGCTTTCGCCTCTCGACCAGTCTAGAGCACTATGTAATTACAAAGGTCGAACGAAATTACGCTTGCGTTCCGAGGCACGCGGCCTGCTTGGCCGCGTACGCGTCGAAGTACGGCTGGGCCGTGGCCGTGATGACAGATACGCGGGCTCGGGCAGTCTCGGCCGCCTCGTCGTCACCAGCGTGCAGGGCGTCGATGTAGTCGCCCCCGGCCTCGAGCAGCATATTGTTCTGCTCGATGACTGCGTTGGCCGCCTCAGCGAAGGCGACACACGCCTCGGTCGGTTCGGCAGGCTGCCCACACCCGCCGAGCAGAAGGGCGGCGACGGCGGCACCGGCGAGGAGCTTTCTCATGCGAGGCATATTACGCCGTGGTGACCGTGGCGTCGACAATGTAGCGGCAGTAGGCGCTGTCACGCTCACGGATGAACAGCGAAGTAATGTCGGTGACGCCGCCGCACCGCGTCTGCGGGTCGAGCATCACCCCGTCGAGCGTCTTCAGGTAGGCGACCAGGGCGCGGCGAAGGTCGCTCGCCGTCTCTTTCTTGGTCGACCAGCAAGAGAAGCTGAGCCGGGGGTTCTCGACCGGCGCGCTGTTGTCCGTGAAGCCGCCTACCTGCTCGATCACCAGTAGCGGCATCGCCGGGCTTCCCTCCGGGAAGCTGAAGAAGATTCGGCCGCCTAGCACGCCTGGCAGTAGGTTCGCCTTGGCGTGAGTCTTCACCGCCTGCTCGGTGTCCGGGACCATCACAGCGCCTCCCTACGGTCGGCTCGTCTCACAACACGCCCCTGAGGTCGTCCATGCTCGGACGGAGCATCGGCTGGGCAGGCATCCGGCTCGTGCCGAACTCGTTGAAGATGTCATGGTCGGTCGTCATCAGAACGCGCGCGCCGCCCTTGATCCGGCGCGCGATGATGCCGCGCCTCATCTCGCCCGTGTCGACTCGGGCGCGCTTCTTCGCCCCGGCGCTGCCCACCTTCGCCAGGCGCATCGAGACGGCCAGCAGCTCGGGACTGTTGGCCAGCGCGTTGATCGCCGCGTCGCCGCCCGATATTTGCACGGGAACTACCTACTCGCTGTCATCGTTAGCGGGTTTGCGCCCCGGCTTGGGCGGCTCGTCGGCGTCGAAGGTGAGCGTGAACTTGCTCGGGCCGCCACTGGTTACGGTCGAGCCCGTGACGCGGAAGTCGCCTGAGCGCTTCAGTCCTTCGCTCTTCAGCTCGGCGTCGAGAGCAGCCTCGACCTCCTCGAAGGTGGGCTCATGACGGCCCTCGTGCTCGAGCTCGATGGTGCGCTGCATCAGGTTCCTTTCGTGGTAGTCAGACCTGCCAAGACGCTCGCCAGATAGCCCGCGACGCCCGGTGTGTGCACTGCCCAGGATACGGCATACTCCTGAGACGTGCGCTCATCTATCACCACGTCGAGATACCTCAGGTCGGTCGGGTCGCAGAGCAAGGAGAACGTCACCTGTTCGCGGTCGCCGGGGCCGGGCGCGGTGCCGCTGTAGGCGCGGCTTGCGTCGATGATCGCCCGAATGCCCACGGCGACCTCAGCAAAGTCGGACGGGTCGTAATCCTCGGGGTCGATGTTCGAGCGGTCGGGTGCCCGCTTGATCGTGATAGTCGTCGTGGCGACAGGGGTCGTCACCTAGACCACCCTCACCCACGGGTCGGGCTGCGGCCGTACGATGGTCCGTGACGGCTTCAGGCTGGTGATCTTGACGGGACCAGCCCGCCAGCTCAGCCGGGCCAGGGCGCGGGCCGCCAGGGGCGACAGCAGGCCGTCCTGCCCCGGGGTGAAGGTGACCCCGGCAGACAGGCCCTTGACACTGGCGATGTTCGTCTGAGCGGTCAGAACCTCCGGGTGCGCCTGAAGGTAGGCAGTCTGCCACAGCACCGCGGCGCGGAGCTGTTTCAGGTCGGCCGCGCTGAAACGCGATTCGGGGTCAGCCGTGGCCAGGTCGGCGCCGGTCTCGAGCTCGATTACGTTCTGAGCCTGCTCCACGTCGGCATCGTTTAAACTCAACGAGAGAGTCGCCGAGATGCTGGCTGCGGTGATGATGAGCGCCATGATGATGACCAGCCTTTACGCGATGACGTTATGCATGAGTGTGTTAGCCGTGGTCGCCGTGCCCGTGAGCGGCGCGAAGACCAGGGTAGGTGCAGGCGTGCCCGTTATGGCGACAGGCGTGGTCGCGCCGAGCGAGATGTTGCCGTGGATGCGGCCCCGCGTCACGTTGCCACCCGCCGTGCCCACGGCGATACCCTGCGCTGCCCCGGTCCCGTAGACGATGTTCGACTCCACGATGAAGTCGGTCAGGTCGTTACCCGCGCCGCCCGCTGCGAGCTGCATCACGAAGGTACGGATCGCGCCCGTCGCTGAGCCATACGTCATATTGTTGCCCGCGACCCGGACCGCCTGCCCACCCGATACCCGGATGCCGCAAGAGCAGAGCCCGAACCAGTTTTCGATGATCCGAAGATGCACGGCAGCCGTGCACTGGATCGTCTCGGAATAAGACTCGCGCACCGTGTTGCCTCGAATGAGCATGCCCCGGTTGTTGTTCGCCGAGACGAGACGCCCACAGCGGTCGGCCGTGTTGTCCGAGATGAGCGTGCCGACAGAGCGGTTCACCGTAATGAGATAGGGCGCCGTGTCGCTGTTCGCGTTCGTCGGGTGACTGTTCCGAAACTGGTTGCCCCGGATATCGATGTTCAGCATGGGGTTGGCCAGCGCGGTGTCGAAGCCCTGCATCGAGATAATGCCCTCGACGCTCGCCGCGTTGAAGTCGTTGAACGTGTTACCGACAATTGACCAGTCCGTCGCGGGCATCGGCGTGATAGTCGCCGTGCCCGTCGCGCCCTGCGCCACGGTCTTCTGAGCGTCGGTCTTCAGGTAGCCCGTGTTGCCGGTCGCCGCGTCGGTCTGGATCGCCTGGCTCGCCCGGCCCGGCACATTGTTGAAAGTGTTCACGCTGATCGTGACGTTCTTCGCGTGGAAGAAGTGAAGCCAGCCGCGGGTCGTCATGGTCGAGTGGTCGCTCGTCTGCCGGATGCCCTGCACGAGGTTGCCGGTGAAGTTCAGCCCGTCCATCGCGTAGGTGTCCTGCATCCGTACGTGCGTCCCGATGGGGTTGGGCGCGTAGACCGTGCGGGCCGTGCCGCCCGGCACGGCGTAGGACAGCGGGATGAACTTGCAGTTCTGCACGGTGAAGTTCGAGCACCCGAGCCCGTCGTAGCGGGACAGGTTCGCCTGGTCCAGGTCGCCGCCCACGAGGTACGAGTAGTCGCACTGGATCGCCTCGTTGCGAAACTGGGGAGTGTCGGGCATGAAGCCCTCGAAGGTGCAGTTGGTGAAGGTCACCCGGTTGCACCCGAGAAACTCGGAATAGTGGCCGCCCATCATACCCTCAAGCCATTTCATGTTCTCGAACTTGAGGTCTTGCGCGTGATGGAAGGTGAGGCCAATGCCTCGCTCCTGGCCGAGCGTGAAAGAGCCCTCGAGCGTCCCGTTCTTGATCGTGACGTTCTGGCAGCCACCCATATAGCCCGTGCCGTGGTAGCTCTGCCCGATGAAGGCGTGGTAGAGGTCGCCCGCGACTTTGGTGATGACTGAGCTGTTCATGTCGACCGTGATGTTGTCGCGGAGGAAACAGTTGCCTGCCTGGCGATACACCTTCCCGGCGTCGAAGACGACGGTTCCGCCCTGCACGGGTAGGTAGTCGACTGCCGCCTGAATCGCGGCAGTGTCGTCGGTCGTCCCGTCACCCTTAGCGCCGAATTGCGCCAGGTAGACGCGCGGGACCGCGCTGCCCACGAAGGTCGGGCTCAGTACCCTCATGCCTTAGCCAATCACGACGACACGGTACGCGTTCGTGCCGGGCGCGGTGGCGAAGACGAGGGTGACCGTGTTGGCGTCGGTGTGCACGGTGTCAACGATTACCTCGTCAAAGGTGGAGTTATCGAAGACAGTGACCTGCACGTCGCGCGTAGCCAGGTTGTGCACGACCGGCAGGCTGGTCAGCGAGCCGTTGCCGACAGACGCGGCGTACTTCCGCGGCACGACCGAGCTGTCCACCGAGATACTGTCCGCCGCGACCAGGATGCCCGTTCCGGCACCGATGTTGATGTCGGTGCCGGTCATGGTCAGACCGTTGCCCGCGGTGTAGGTTGTGCCGCCGCCGCCGCCGACCTGAGCGAAGGCAATGGTGCTCGTGCCGACGACGATGGGAGTCACGGTAGCCGAGCCCAGGGCGTACTGCCGCCCCTTATTCACGGTGCCTTCGGTGACGGCGACGGACATGCCCTCGAGCTCGCCCGGCGAGTCGGCGTCGACTGCACGCGACCAGGCACCCGCGGCCACGACGTAGACGCCGTTCTGTGCCTGCGCGGTCTGATCCTTAGCGAGCACCCGGTCGTTGGCGACCAGGGCAACGCCGTCGACAGTCTGCGTGCCCGAGAGGGTCAGGTTGCCGGTTGACGCGGCACGAACCGCATCCTTCCAGCTCAGCCCGCGGATACCCGCGTCGACGTAGTTCTTGCTCGCCGCGTCCTGAGGGTTGGTGGGGTCGGCCAGGTTGATGATCGGCCGCGCCTGAAGATCGAGCCCGTTGCCTACTTTGAGCGCCATGAGCGGCAGCCTTTCAGATTAGGATTACGCGCCCGGAGGTAGGGACAGCGAAGGTTACAGTAACCAGCGAATTAGTCGGCTGGTCTATGTCTGCTAGCATAGCCTGCCCAGCGCTGTCGAGCACCGAAACGAGCGGCGCGCGGCCGAGGTCGTGCGGACAGCTCCACGTGGCGGCCGGGGTCAGGAACGTGTAAACGCGATACGAGGACGCGCCGAGGTTGATGTTCTGCACGAGACCGAGCAGCGCGTCGAACTCCTCCCGCGTGATGGTCTGAAGTACTGGCTGTCCAGGCTCGACGTGGTAGTCCGACAGGCTAAGCGGCGTGCCTGACGCTGGCACCGTGACGAAGTAGCGCTGCGGCGCCCGGCCGGGGATGAGCTCAGCGACCTCGTACGTTTCGCCAGCCTCGAGCGTGGTGCTCAGCGCGCCATTCACCAGCGGCACCCGGTCGACCAGGCTCGAGCCCCGCGCCCGGAAGGTCAGGGCGCCCTTCGGCGGCGTACCGTCGACATCGTGGCTCGCTTCCCAGGTGACCGTGACGAGAGGCATAGCTTAGAACCGAGACAGCAGCTCGGTCGCCCACACCTGCGACCCGGCCACGCTAGGGTGGATGCCGTCGCCCTGAAGCAGTGCAGTCTGCCAATCGGCAGTCTCTAGGAATGCGCCGAAGGTGTCGACCACTTCGACGCGATTAGCCTGCCCATAGCGCAGCAGGTCTAGCCGCCGCTTCGCATGGTTGGCAGGACTGCCAGTCGCCGCGGCAGGGTGCTCAGGATTTTGGGTAACGCTGACGATGGGCACGTTAGGGAGCTGCGCGGCGACAGCCTGGCGCCAGGCGTCATATTCAGCCAGGAGGCCCTGCCCGTTAGAAGTCGACTGGTTATGCCCCGCGGAGAGCACGGCGAGCGTCTGCCCGTAGTTCGGCGTCATCTTCTTTAGTCGAGCAGCGTTGACAAGATAAGCGATGTTCGCGCCAGGGTGCGACGCATTCACCAGCGTAAGCAGCGGCGAGCCCTGCACGGCTGCTGACGGCGCGCTGCTTGAGTACCTATCCCAGTGCTCAGGCAGCGCGGGCACGACGTTGGGACCGTTGAGCCCGTCGCGCACCTGCACTTCGTAGAGCGACATAGGCGTACCGAAGACAGCGCCGCCCGCGAGCTTGTAGTAGGCGCTCGTGGCGTTATAGATCGTGGCCGCGGTTGCCGTGGTCACGGTCGCGCCAATCTGCGACCAGGTGATACCGTCCGCAGACTGGTATGCAGCGAAGTCGTTTCCGGCCGCGCCGTTGTCCGGGGTGAAGACCCATCGTAGCCAGGTGACCCCACCGTCCGTGAGGGTCGGCGTGCCGATAGCTGTACGAAGTGCAGAGCTGGCGGCGAGTCCGGTCGGCCAGTAGGTGAAGCTGAGCCGGTAGCTGTTCGCAGCGTTGCCGATGGTCGCTTGCCACGAGCGGTTAGGGTCGGCCTCCGACCGAGCCACGATGACAGTGTTAGCGGCGATAGACGCCAGCGAGTCGAAGGAGACTCGAGCTCGGACGTCGATAACGCCCGCCAGGTGTGGACTCTGCGAGATAGGCAGCGCGGGCACGGCGTCGTTAACGTTGCCGTGTAAACGTCGCGCACCTTCGGGCGCGGTCTGCACATCGACCGGCGCCAGGTAATCCTGGCTCGCGTCCATGAAGAGCCGGTGCTGCACGGTGTAGGCAGGGAAGCGACGTCCGAGCAGGGCGCCGAGCTGATAGACCCATTCCGTCGTTTCGTTCCCAGTGGAATCGCCGAGCACCTGCACGGCGGCCGAGCGCTGCCCATCGATGAGCGTTGCCGTGGTCGGCAGGAAAGCCGAAGACGCTGGCTCAGCAGGCTTAGGCGTGTTCTGCGCGCTCCACGCGGGTACGAAGGTCATAGCAGCGAGTCTACCCTATCAGGGAATGCAAAGACCCCGGCGCCGATTAAGGCGCCGGGGTCAGTGCTTGTCGATTACGGGTTGTCGACCGTGCCGTCAGTCAGCCGCACGAAGTGGTTCACGTCGCGGACGATGAAGCCCAGCTCGATTTCCGCCCGGACAGCGAACATGTTGCGCTGCCAGAGGTTGAGCTGCGTGCCGCCGTCATTGATCGTCGCCTGGTCGGAGACGCTGATCGAGACGCCCTCGACCGTGCCGACGTAGGCCGACCCGGCGAAGTCGCCCGCGATACCCGTGTCGTCGCCGACCGTGGTGCTGGTCCTGAACGCGGCCTTGGTCTTCCGCACCGGGGCGCCGAAGATCGTCGGGGCCAGGGCGCCGTCCGGGCGCTGACCGAGCGTGAAGTACTGCTGCCCGGTCGCGGCGTTGATGCTGCCCAGCAGCGACGCGTATAGCGGGTTGGTGACGATCCAGTCGGACACGTCACCCCCGGCAGCGGCCACGGCCGTCACGACCGCGAGCACCTGAGGCAGCGTCGGCGACGCGGGCAGGGTCAGGGTCGGCGCACCGCCGAGCGTGTCGAAGCCCGAGCCGGGGACGGCGGTCACGCCGTACACAGTCTCATCGAAGCGCCGCGACAGCGCCGCGGGCAGCCGCTGCACGAGCTGACGGTACAGGCCCGGCAGGTCGCGCTTGAACTGGTTCGAGAAGGGCTCGATCACCGAGATGGTGTACCCGGTCATCGTCTTCGAGCTCACGGTGTGCCGCGAGACGGGCTTCTCGTTGGTCTCCGCGACCCACGCGGCGACCGGCTCGCCCGTGATCATCGGGATGGTCAGCCCGGCGCCGGGAAGCGGGATCGTGTTCGCCGCCTGCATCACGGTCGAAGCCTCGAGCACGTTCGCCCAAATCTCGTTGGCGACCGGCCGGGGGAGCTGAACGCCCGCGGTAGTCCTGTTGATGTCGATACCAGCCATGATGCTGAGCCCTTTCTGAGGCTAGGAGAATGAGACTCGCACGGCTGTCGCGCTCGTCCGTTAAGACTGTGTTCCGAAGAGCGCCTCGCTGAAGAGCTCAGCGTTGGAGCGCGTCTTTGTCGTGCCTGTCGTGCGGCCGTGCCCGACCTTCGGCGTGGCCTTCTTGCTCGTGCCCAGCAGAGCGACGTACTCCTCTTTGAGCGCGGTCACCGCATCCGTGTCGACCTGCCCGTCATCGGTAACGAAGTCGGCGATGTTCAGCCGACCCACCACAGACTCGAGCAGTGCGTCAGGGACGATGCCCGTCAGCGCCGCCTTCACGTCGGCCGACGCGACCCGCGCGCCGAACTCGAGAGAGAGGCTCGCACGTACGCGTTGCTCGACCTGCTCCGGGGTTTCGCCCTCGACCGCCTTGGCAGGCGGTGCTGGTGCCTTGTTGGCGACCCGCTTGGCCGCAGCCTCACGACGCAGCTTGCGAATCTCGGCCTGCCAGCTCTCGGGCAAGTCCTCGAGCTTGCTGGGCTCCTGGCCCTGGTCTTGCAGGTCTTGCTCGCCCCCGTCACCCTCGCCCTGTCCGTCGTCTCCAGTGGAGATTCCGAGCTGGTCGGCCACAGCGCGATCTTCTGCGCTCAGCTCGCCCGGCTGCTCGCTGCCGCCCCGAATCACCCTAATGGGCGTACCGTTGCGGCGATAGCCGATAATGCTGTTGTGAGACATAAGGTGCACCCTTCTAGGGACTATCCGACATCTAGCCGGTTAGTGACTAGGCTAGCACCTGATGTCTGTATGTCCTGTCAAAGAGCGGTGGGTGGGGAGGCAGGCTGGTCAGGCTGCTGGGCCGCCCCAGCGGCAATCCATGCCGTGATCAACTCGTCGCCGTAGCCGCGCTCTTTCAGTACCTGCTCAAGCGGCACGCCCGCCTTAAGCTGAAGCAGCGCGGTCTGCCAGCTCTGCTCGTCGTTGTACTGGATCGGCGGTCCCCAGGCGATTTGCGCATCCGTGTCGCCGAGCCCGTTGACCAGGCAGACGTACGCTGCCCACTCGTGCCAGGTGACGCCGAACTGCGCGTGACGGTCGGACGCCTTGTTGTTCAGCGGCGCCTCGTCCATGCGCTGCGAGTCGCCGGAAGGCGTGGTGCCGCCGCGGTGGTAGCGGTTGGCGGGCATGTCGGTAACGTCCGCCATTTGTTGCACGAGCGACTCGATAGGCCCGATGAGCTTGGCGGGGTCGAAGGGCTCGAACTGGCCCGGCCGCACGTTCTGCCCAGACATGAGCCACACGTCACCCGGGTCGTCGCTCATCGAGCTCTGCGGGTCGAGCCCGATCTGCGTCAGTGCCGGGTCGCCTTCGGGGTCGATGACCGTCTCGCCGACCGCAGCCGCGAACGGGTCAGCGGCAGCGCCGGGCGGCCCGTCGAGAGCCGAGTCGGTCGTGATGTAGCGCTTGGGCAGCACGACATGATCGACGGCGCCCATGAGGCTCAGCAGCAGCTTGTTGATAGCCTCCTGCGGGCCATAGGCGTCGGCGTGCTCGGGCCGACCGTACGGCCGCCCGGTGCGGAAGTGAAAGACGGGGATGACGCCAGGCGTCGGGTTCTCTGTCGGCCACGCCTCACCTTCCGGCGAGACGTACTGCTCATATTCGCCGTCGTCGCCGATCAGGTTGACGTTGCCCGTCGCGTCTTCCGCTGCCTGCTTGCTGACCCACTGCTCAACGCGGTCGGGGTAGTAGAGCGTGACCCTGTGCCATTTCCCTTCCGGCAGCCCGTTCGCCTCGTCGCCCGGCTCGATCCAGAAGTGGATCGCGTGAGACTTGACCCGCGGGCGCTCAGGGTCGTAGAAGACGCGCACGCTCGTCGGGTCGTGCAGGTAGCCGCTCACGCGGCTGGGCAGGTCTTCGTCCGGCCACCCGATCAGGTAGGAGTCGCCGAATTCGTACGCCTTGCCGTGCACGTCTTTCGCCTCGATGCCGAGCTGGTTGTCCTCCCAGGCGTCGTTCAACGCCTTGAGCTGCCTGGCATCCTTGCAGGTCCAACCCTGCACCGTCGTCCGTTCCGTCAGCAGGTCGACAGGCGTACGGGCGTAGTTGATGCGGAAGTGACGCCCCTGCCCCGCGAAGAGTCGCCTCAGCTTCTCGCCTGCCAGAACCTCAGGGACCGTACCCTCGAAGAAGCTTTTCGCCTTCTCGTATTCGGGGCGCGCCGCGCTCAGCTCCCTCAGCGCATGCGTGACCTGAGGGTGCTGACTGGCGTAGGCGTTGCGGGGCGCGGCGTCCATCAAAAGAGCCGCGCGTATTCGGTAGCCGTCTTCGGCTGCTGCGGGTTCAGCACGTAGTTACCTGAGCCGTTCGTATAGGTGAGCTCGAAGCGGTCGCCGTAGCCGCCGACGTTGAAGTATGTCTCGAACTCTACCTTACCTGCACCCGTGCCAGCGTTGGCCGAGAGCCAGTTGTGCATCGCCGTGATGTAGCCGGGATGGTCGCCGCCGCCGCCACCGGCCGCGCCAGGGGTGGACACGTTGGCCCATTCGGTGATGCCGAACGGCTTCCCCCACGCTGCGGCGCGCTGCCGCTCCTGCTCGAGGCTGGCCACCGCGTCAGCGCCGTTGGCTTGCACCGGCCAGGCGTTGTACTGCGTGCAGGTATAGATGTCGAACGAGCTCGTGACCGGCGTCATGGCGGCCGGGATATCCCTCGAGCACGCGGGCGGCAGGCCGACCACGGCCTCGGGGTAGTTGGCCCGGATGATGTTCGTCACCCGGGCGTACGCGGTGCGGAACGACGCCTGAGCTGCCGCGGTGCGCTTCACGCTGTACGGCATCCAGTCGCCGTTGAACTCATACCACGGGCCGAAGTAGGTCTTGCCGAGCCCGGCCCGGGCGGTGCGCACGTTGCGGGCGAGCGAGGCCCAGTAGGCGTCGTGGCGTCCGCTCGCCTCCGCTGCCCAGTACGCCTCGGATGCGGCGTCGGAGGGGTAGTCGCCGGGCATGGTGCCGTCGTTCGGGGTCACCGCGTTGACTGACATCGCCCCCGGGAAACCGGCCCACTCGCCGCAGCCGCCGCACGAGGTCGACGGGGTGCCGACAAGGGTATACGCGGCTGCGTCGTTGAGCCACGTCTCTCCAATCTCGACGTTGGAGCCGCGCCACTTGCTGAACTTGGCGCCGCGCAGATCGTTCTCGACGGACGCCCCGGAGAGCCAGCCCGGGGTGGTGTCGGTGGTGCGCTCAGACCAGACGCGCACCGCGCCGGTCTGCACGTGCCACCAGGCCGGTCCCACCGACCAGTTGCCGAAGGTGCCGTTGCTGTACTCGATGCGCTGCTTCCAGCCGGACCCGACGAAGACGCTGCCCACGTTCCGCGAGGAGCCGACGTTGAGCAGCCCGTACGAGGCGCTGGGGCAGTCGGAGGTCGTCGGAGTGCTGTCGACCGTGGCGTTGACCGTGCACGCACCAACGGCGGTGTGTCCGCCGTTGGTGATGGTCTGGGCAGCGGAGGCAGGGACGGCGGTCAGGGCGCCAAGCGCCAGGGCGAAGCCAGCGCTGAGCGCGGCGAGACGGCGTGTAAGCATACGCTCAGGGTAGCGCAACGTCAGGCAACGGCGCGGCGAAGCGATGTCCGTCGAGCCTGACCAGCTCCCGTGACCCACGTAAAGCCCGTACCCACCGCGTCGACCTGATCGTCGTGCAGACCATTCGGGAAAGCCAGCAGCTCACGCTCTAGGCTCTCGTGCGTCCCGACGTGCACCACCTGGCGCCGCTGGTAGGCGTTGAGCAGGAATTCGGCGCGCGTCTCTTTCTTCACGGACTGGTTGACGGACTCGTACGCCACGTCGGGGAAGCCGCCAAGAATCTCTCGCCACACGTCACCGCCCTGGTTGGTCTCCACCAGGATAAGGCGTACCTCGGGATGCTCAGCCAGGCGGGCGGCTACCCACGTGCGCAGCGCCTTCGGATCGAGCCGCAGCGCCCACGACTCACGGACGTAGACACGGCCGGTCTGCCTGTCGTGGCCGAGTAGGGCCACGCCTGTCGCGTCGCTCTCTTTCTGCCCCTTGCTGCGCTCTTTGCTCGTTACGGCAGGATCGATGCTCAGGAACGAGCGCGGGTAGACGGCCTGGTCGGCCACGTGCGTAATGTCGCCCATCTGCCACATTGCACCGTCAGCGGCAAGCGGCAGGTTCTGGAAGTTGATAGCGAAGTAGCGGTCGTGCCGCATGGACTGAAGCTCGGCCAACGGCCACTTCTCGGGCCAGAGTGAACGCTCGGTGCCGTCGTCGTTGGTGATGAGCGCAGCGTGGTAGAAGGTGCGGAAGCGCTCAGCCGTGATCCATCCAGCCACGTCGTGCGACGTGACCGACCGCACAAGCTGATGCACGATAGAGCCGTCCATCGTCACGGTTCCCACGAGCACGACTCGCGCGTGGGCGTTCATGGGCAGCAGTGACTGCCGGATGAGGTCTAGGCGCTGCTGCATCTTGTAGACGCTGTAGTCGGCCGCGGGCGGCTCGATGTCGTCCATGATGATGAGGTCAGGTCGGACGTTGCCTACTTTCGTGCCGAGCGCCGTGCTGCCCGCGCCCTTCGCCGAGAAGACGAAACCGCTCCTCTGCTGCATCATCTGCCGGTTGTCGCTGGCAGTGGTGCCGCGGTTGCGCATCATCGGCTCGCACAGCTCGGGGTAGTCCAACCTCAGCAGCTCGTTGCGCTCGAGCTCCCGTTTAAACGTGGCTAGGTGCGTCTCGGCCAGTGTGCTGTTGTCGGCGATAGCCATGGCGAACTTCACGTGACGATGCGCAGCAGCCCATAGCGGGGCTATCAGAAACCATGTCGTCGTCTTCGCGCTCTGCCGGGGCGCAACGAACGCACGACGCCACGAGCGCGGCGTGCTGGCAGGCAGAATCCACTCGCTCATCTGCTCATACCAATCGAGCTGCGCCTCGCTGAAGCTGATCACATCATCCGTTGAGTCGTCACTGAGATGGTGCGCCAGGTAGACCAGGGCGAAGAGCCGCGGGTTGCGCTTAGTGAGCAGGCGCCGACCAGCCGCCGAACGCAGCGCGGTCGCGTCGAAGCTGGCCAGGTAGGTCAGCGCTTCAGGCGAAAGGCTAGGCATGATGGTCCCCAGGATAGCAAACAGGGACCGGCCGCGGAGACCGATCCCTGCTCCGTGCTGCGTGCGTCAGGCCGCCTCGTTGCCGTTCGTCGCCTGGCCGCCGTTCGCCGCCGCGTAGGCCGCCCTGACGGTCTCGCTGATCCGGCCGCGCTCGCCGACCTGATGACCGTTCAGGCGAGCCCACTCACGAATCTTCTGGGCCTCGGTCTTCTCTGCCATGATGGTACCTCTCTGTTGTGGGAGTCTCCCTTTAGAGAAACAGTATCAGACAATTCGGGGGAATGCGAGGCTTTACGCGCGAGCACGGACTAGATTTTCCCCTGCTCAACCACAGCGCCCGTGTCCTCGAGCGCCAAACCCACAGCGCACAGCGCGCGCCGGGTAGCCAGGTAGGCACGACCGTACGGGCCGAGAGTGGGCAGCGCCCTGGCCCGGCGCACGGCAGTCTCCTTCTCGGCCGCGTCGCGCATGTTCATGAGCTCGGTGACGAGGACGGCCTCTAGCGCAGTGATCGCGCCTAGACCGATGCCGAGCCCATGCAGCTCTGTCTTGCTCAGCTTGCGCATCGCCTGAAGCCGCATCGTGCGCTGCCTCGCCTCAGCCTGCGTCATAAACTCTTGCTCGGTCATCTCACTATCTCCACGTGTCTCGTCTGCCCATCGCTCGTCACTGCCGTGAGCAGACCGGGATTGCCGGGCGTGCCCTTCTTGTGTCTCCACCACGTGCTTTCAGCCTCGAGAGCGGGCACCTGGAGGAAGAGCTGCCTGCCCTGCTCCTCAGCGAGAAAGCCGTGGTAATGTCCTGACATTAGGACATCTGCACCCGCGAAGGCGGGTGAGCCGAACGCCTGCCCACGCCACCAGTCGAAGTGTTTCCCGGGCGCATAGCGGTCGCCGTGCACGTGGGCCACGCTGGTCCCTGCCACGTCACACACGACGCTTATCTCGTCCGTCTCAGGCACGTAGAACTTGACGTGACCGAACCGGCCAGGGGTTAGCGCGCATGCGTCACTGACTGCTATCAGGCTCTCAGTGTCGTGACTGTCGTCGTAGCGCGTCTGTGAGCCGTTTGCAGTCGTGACCCGGCCATGATTGCCGGGTACGGCTACCACAGTTACAGACGCCGCGCTCTGGGCAAACGTCTGCACGGCGTGCATCATCGTGCGCCTGGTCAGCCTGATCTGCTCGTTGAGCGTTAGCTGCGTCCGCCACGTGTTCGCTCCCCCTTGGGACGTGAAGCCTTCGATGTGGTCGCCGAGGAGGGCAATGTGCACCTGGCCTATGTCGTAGCGCTTGCTCATTACGGCGAGCTGTTCCTTCGCTGCCTCGAGATACTCGATGCACCGGCCGAGCGCGCCCTCTACTCCGTCGCCGTCGATCTTGCCGAACTGTGTATCGCCGAGCGCCACGATGAAGCCGAACGGGCCGACCGCGCGGCGACTGGCCCGTGAGCGGTAGTAGCGGTCCCTGCTCTGCGCCACGAGCTCAGCCAGGTCGGGCAGCCCTGAACGTTGGCGCCGCCTGAACGAGAACTTGACGCTGACCAACCCCGCGCCGTACTCGATCTTGCGGAAGTGAGTGGCCTCCCAATCGGCCGGGGTCAGGTGCTCGTCCTCGAGATAGCGCAACGCAGTGCCCTCGTTGACCTCACCGGCCGGGCCGTTGATCGTGGCGACCAGTTCGTCACCGTTGGCCTCGAGCTGACGTGTAAACGTCGAAGGCTTGCGAGAGTCTACGAACGTAGCCGCTCGAGGCTTGTTGAGCATCTCCTCAAGCCTCTTCTGTCGACTGCTGCCCACTGGCCAACCTCTCCGCTAGGTCACGCTCGCGCTGCTGCTCAGCCTGCTCTAGCAGGTCCAGCAGCGTCTTCTCCTGCTCGCTCTGCACCACGGTCACCTTCTGCTCAACTTGGGTCGGCGCGTCCAACCCAAGGAGCTTGGCGCGACGCTCGTGCACCTTCAGCGCCGCCTCGACCCCCTTCAGGTCGCCTTCAGCGACGTGCACCATAGCCGCAGCCATGAGCACATCAAGCTGCTGCTCAGCCACCTGACGGTACGCCTCAACCGTGGCGCTACCATGCTTGCGCACAAACTCATCGAGCCGCCGCTGTACGGTCTTCGTGCTCGTGCCCAGCTCGCGAGCAATGTCGATGTCGCGCTGCCCACGCACCTTAGCGTTGACGATGGTGAGGCCCTCAGCGTCGCGCTCTGTCCTCGTGCGATGACGTGCCCGAGGCTTGCGCACCGGCCCGACAATATCGCTCATGGGGCAAGGATACAGCATCGCCCGTACAGCGGGACATACCTACGCAGGAAGAGCTGGGCACCTGTTACAGTGCCCAGCCCTGCCGTGCCAGCTTCTCTAAGTCTGGCTCGGTCTTACTCGATCAGGTGCTCTGCCGGTGACTTCATGGTCTTGCCCTTCGTTTTGCCGAGTGGGAATGCACGCCGCGCGCTGAGCGCCAGGTGGCTGACTAACCGCAAGGTAGCCAGGTCGTAACGTCATCGGTCCGGGTGACCAGGGTTGTCCGTCTGCGGCACTGGCACGTTGGCGCGTGCCGTACTGCGTGCCGCATCTTGACAGACCTGGCCGCCTTGGAAGGAGGGTCCGTTGACGCGCGACGTGCGAGTTCAGGGGAGAGTCGCGCTTGCCCTAGCCACGATAGATGTAGACGGTCTTCGTGCACGTGGTGTTGCCGACGTTGAGGCATCCGGCGACCTTCACCAGCCGGGCGCTCGAGCCCGACCCCCAGCCGTCATACGGCGTGCCGTTGTTCACGCTGGCCTTGTAGCCCTCGCCGACCCAAAAGCCGTCAGCGTCGACCCAACCGCGCGAGGCGGTCGTCTGGCCGGGGTACAGCGGCGCGTAGTGGGTCACGCCGTGACTGCACGTGGTGCTGCTCGAGAGACTGCGACAGACGCGGTAGGCGGCAGCGGAGTTGCTCTGGTTCTTCAGGTAGGCGTCGCCTGCCTCGTGGGCGGCATAGGCCGGGATCGGCGCGGTGCCGACGAACCAGGCAGCGAGGAGCGCGAAGAGCACGCTGAGGATGGTGGCCTGCTTACGAAGGGTGAGGTTCATGTCTCTTACCTTACATCTAAGGGCGGACGAACGCAAGCGAGTTCGTCTAAGGGGCTAGTGCTGTCAAGCGGCTTTTGAGCTCGGTCACAGTACAGCGCGTCGGAACCGGCTCAGGCGCCAGAAATGTCACGTGCTCATCCAACTCGTCATCTCTGACCATGCGCGTCGTCTGCTGCTCGCTGTAGCTGTTCACCTTCGACCAGACGCGTCGTGGCTCGAAGCCGGGTATCACGGCACTCTGCTCGCGCTGCCACCAGTAGCACCGATGCGCTGCCCACTTGGGGCCGCCCTGAGCCTCGCTGTCGTGCTTCAGCAGGTAGACGGCCACGAACCGATCCTGCCCGCGCCAGCCGCGCACGACGATGCTCGACTCCCTCGAGCCGTCGAAGACACCTTCGCCTTCCGTTGCCACAGTCCAGAATCCTGCCGCGGTCGCACGGCTGACCAGTGCCGCGGGGCCGCCTGGGACCTTCATTTTACATAGCCTCACTATCAGTGGGGTAGGAGGGGTAGGGGGGTTCTGAGCCACCGTCCCCGGATGCGTGTAGAAAGACAAGATTTTTTCGCGTGTGACTGGTACCTGACACCACTGTACCTCTCTGTTTTGCATTACCCCTAGTCAGAAGCAACTTCGCTCAGTGGGGTACACCTCTCGAATCTAAGCTGAATCTGAGAACATCTTCAGGCTACTCTCAGAATCTAGGTTGATCCTTCAACTGCCACCACGTTTTACCGTTGCTCAGTCTCTTCTGAAATTGCGCTCCGTCGTGCCAACGGTCCTTCTGCCGCCCCAAAGACCGCCCTAGATACAGCACTCTGCTGCCACCTTCGCGCCCCAGGTCGAGCGCGATACTGTTCGTCTCGACCACGCGCAGCACGTCGTTCGTCGTCCACTCACTGATCCCGGTCAGCCGGGAGCTCTCCCTGAGCGCGTGCACTAGGGCGACCCATACGCTGTTCTCGTCGTCGCCCGCGGTGAGGAACTCCTCTTTGTTCTCGAGCAGCCCTTCGACGCCCAGGAAGTCGAGCAGGCCGCCCATGACCGCGTGCCAGTGCTCGAAACTGCCGAGCGGCTTGGTGGGCACCAGCTCTGGGCAGCCAGCCGCAACCCATCCGGCGATCATGGTGCAGCATGCGGCGATCAGGTTGGCCCGGTGCTCGTACGCCCAGCGAGCCAGGTCGCTGTGCCGGAAGCCGCCACGGTCTTCGGGGCGCTCTACGCCCGGGTCGATACGGATGCGCAGCGTGCGCCGTGCGACCTCTCCCGAGAACTTGGGGTTGTTGGCCGTCATCACCCACACGGTGCGCACGGGGATAGTGACTTGCTCGGATTGGCCGAGCACCCGGGACGATATCTCGGGCTCGGTCAGCGCCGTGCACAAGAAGCCGCTGTCCACCCTGTCGTTCACGTTGTCGAGCACGAGCGCCTGCGGTGACAGGCGAAGGAACGAGATAAGGCGCTTCTCCCACTCCGCGCCCTCGTGGGCAGCCCCCGCGGTGAGCTGCCTGCCACCTACGGCGGGCATGAGGAGCACCTTCATCAGTAGCCCCTTGCCCGACCCGGGCGCCGGGCTCTCGATGTCGTGCAGCGGTGTCGCCCCGGCGATCATGTCGCGCACGAACGGCAGCAGCATGAGCCCGAGCGCGTGCGCCTTGTCTGCTGTCCCGACGAAGGGGAAGTCGTGCAAGAGCTCACGGTCCACGTAGTCGAGCGCCCTCAGCGCCTGCTCCCTGGTCGGCCGCTCCGCGATGTCGGGCACCACGAGGCCGGGCGCCGGGGCGTAGAAGGTCTGCGCTTCGGCGTCGTAGCCTGGCTCGGTGACCAGCCTGCCAGATGGTGCGAAGTAGGGCGTGTAGGAGATGCGCGTCAGCTTCGGGAAGGGCTTCTCGGGCAGCGACATGATCGTGTCGACGGTTCTGGCCGGTG